ATAGTGTACGGAACACTTGTATAAGCTGCAAGAGGGGTTATAGTTATAGCAAACTTAGCTGAACAAACTGAAGATGTTTGTGCTCCAAAACTTATATTAGAAGGTCTGTATAATTCTTGACCGTTAGAACTTACTGTTAAAAATGGATGTGCATTTGATACAGTCCAATCCTCTAATATCTTAATCTGCTCTTGACCTGACTCTCCGCCTATAGTTCCTTTTCTTCTGCTTAGCCATAGATATAAGTTATCCATAGGTGTAGTGGATATAAAATCAGAATCAACAAAATCTATTCCATATTTTGTTTCTATAGCGGATATTATATCTTTTGCTTTTATAGCTGGTTTCAGGTCTGAAGCCTGTAAAGCTACATCTCTGTTGTGAGTATTGTTTGAGTGATAGTGTAAATCACCAGATATGGTGTTTTGATTATGACTTGTGTTTGAATTAAAATACAATCTTTTAGTGTGCGTTATAAGAGGGTATATTATTGATTGCGAAAACAACCCAGATATTAATCCACTTCTTACGTTAGAAGTGCTATATTCGTGGTTAAACGAACTTAAATCTAATTGACTAAGCTCATCATCGCCAAATAAATCGTTTAACGAAACTGTATTACCAAAGAATGTTATATTGTAGGCATATGGCTTATTATTCTTCATTTTTACGCCATTTAGAAATACCTTACCTCTTCTGAAGGGTATATAATTTATTTCTAATACAGCTTCTACTTTCTTTCGAGCATCAAACGAACCCTCAGATATATAGTAATTATAAAAGTGCTTAAATATCTTATTATTCTTTTTAGAAGCAGGTAGAGTGAATGACTGAGAGAAGTCAGTAAATACTTTAGATATATCACGAATATCCTGTATCTTAGATGTAACAGAGATTGCTTCATCTTCAAACAAGTCCACTTGTTGAAAATCACCTTCAACTTGCTCATCATTTATTATTGTGATGGGTTTTATATATAGTATAACCTTATTCATTATCGAATAGTGTTTATCTTATCAAACGCAAAGTCGAATTCTACTGTGTAGTTTACGAGCTTGTCGTTAGTTCTGGTTTTGAATTGTAACGACTGTGTTCTTGGGCGTAAAGGCAATACTTGCTCCTCAGTTTCAGTTAGTTTTGTCATCCACACTTGTTCTGATAGCATAAGCTGTCTAAACACTTCATTGTACTCCTCATCTATATATCCAGTATTCATTGTGATACTTTCTTTACCCACTAAATCTAACACCCTGTTCTGGTGTGCGGAGGTGTCATAGGTTGGCGTAGAAGAGAAATCCATTACAGATGCTTTATAATCGTTTGACTGTACTTCTATTGAATTTACACTCTTCTTGTCAAACCACAAATCCTGTAGTGCGCCATATTTATTTACAAACGTAACTTTGATTGGGTCGTATATGGAACAATCAAGTGTTCTTATTTCTATAACCTCAGACGAAGTGTCTGAATTAATTATGAGCTTATCAACTGGACTTGTATCTACATTTCTAAGGAATTTATCTAAGCATATTGATTCCTCAAGTGTTCCGCTGTCATTCAAAACTCTCTCTTGATATGTATCTGTGTCTGAATTTACATAAGAGTATATGTATTGAATTTTTTGATTAGTGTTATTATTATCAGATATCGTATCTATTCTAATCGTTGTATTGTTGTAAAGATACGCAACTGAGTTTGTGTCTTCAGCAAAAATTGGTATATTTACATTGTAATCACTTGGTCTATAGATTATTTTGTTTGACTGAAGTAGTGAACGGCTTGGCTCAGGGTTTACACCTTCTTCAAAGTAACCGTACCCATCTACAGCTACAAATTGATTTGTATAATCACTTGGCGTTACTGTAGGGGATGATATGGTGCTTCCACTTGAATTTTTAGCAGTTATAACAGCATTAGCCCACACACAATAGCTATCATACTCCCCATCGTATTTAACGTCTATGTAATCTCTTATAAGCTCTGATATCTCAAACACAACTTGGTTATTGTTTTCAAGCTCTGATTTAGTTATAGTGTACTTTAAATCCGCAGCATCAGGCGTTGTATCTTTTGCGCCCTCATATATATAAAGTTGAAGTGTAGCAGTTGCAAGTGCACTATTTGACACTTTTATGTAAAACGGACTCCTTGTATTGATTATTTGTGCCATTCTATTTCTTTAGTTCGTAAGTGTTTCCCTTTTTAATATAACCAAGACTTATCATAAATGTACCTAAGTCCTCCATAATATCTGACTTCAGAGGCTCTCCTATTGAATCTTTTATTTCTTTAAGAGCTCTTTCTACAACTTCACCTATAAAGTTAGCTGGTGCAATTCCTTTTGCGCCTATACTCCTACCTATCAAGAAAGCAAGTGTATTTACTTTTGATTCAAGTGTTTTTCCTTTTACGCCATCCAGATTTACTGGTTTCTCTGTTATCCATCTTTTAAGTGCTGATATATTAGGCTGAAACTTTCCAGTTCCTTCATCAACATACTTCAGATATTGTGCGCCATATAAATTTATAGAATCATCCTCAGCTTTTACCTCTAAAGACTCACCGCCCCTACCAGAAGCTTCAACTCTTGATGTTACTCCAGTGTACTTACCTTCACCTCTGGGTCTATCCGTATTGTACGATTCAAGGAAGTATCTGATGAGTTCATTATTTGCGAACCCTTCTAAATATGCTTTAGTATTTTTTAATACTATATCCATTATCTACAAGCGTCTCCTGTTGCGTTAATAAGCTGCATATCCGTATTGGCGGTCTCTATAACTAAATCCATACTCCAACCAGCTAATAGATTCTCAAACCTATCTTCAAACTGAGTGGCAGATGCGTCAGACACAAGTTGGTATTTGTCGGTATATAAGTCGCCTCTACGCAAAGACGATTGCAGTCCATTGATTACTGTAAGCTGAGTGTTAAATACATCGTGCTTGTTGTCCAGTCCTCTGTATGGCGTGGAGGCAGCAGCTAACTTATCATCTTTATTCTCGTTTACGATATCCATACAAATCACTTGCAAAGAGAAAGTCATTATGTGCTCAGAGAAAGTCACATTCTGTACATTAACGTGCGCCAGTGGGAATATAGTTTGCTTAGACAAGTCCACTTTAAATATATCGCCAAACGTAACAGTATTGACAGATGGACTACCATCAAGATATGTATTTAGTTTATCTATTAATTCGTAATATGCTCTCATCGTTTATATGCTTTCTTAATCATCATAGCTTCTAATTCGTTTTTCTCTTTTTCAAATGTTAGGTAGGTGAGGCATTGGAAGAGTGGACTTTCGGTAACCTTATTGAATTTAAGGACATCCCCTTGAGCAAGTGCGTAAATTGATTGATACCAACCCCACTTTGAGCCAAAGTTTGCTTGAGAAGATAAGTCTGTTCCTCCGTCAGACTTTTCTGTATAAAGGTCGGAATAGCTTTCAGTAACTCCATCCCTAAAGCGTAAAAAAAAACCATAGAACTCATAGCTACATCGAGTGGCATCTCCTTCATTAGTTCAGATACCTCATCACTTGGTTCGTATGGCGCAATCGTATACTTCTCTCTACTCTTAAAGTTGACTGGTCTGTACAGCACTGCCATAGCTTTGTGCATTGTTTGCCAGTCCACTATGTTATTTTCTACATCAATATACTCGCCAAGAGATATACGCTCTAAACTAGGTATAAAGCCCATATCTACGTTAAGTAATTTGAAGTGGCGAATAATATCAGGCTTCTCTTCAAACGCCTTGTTAATGATTGTGAGTACCTTTTCCGCCTCATTTAAAGGAATCTTCAATACGTCTTTGAAGTCAACATCACAAAATATCTCAATAGTCTTTAGATTGATAAACTCTGCTGCGTTCTCATCATCTTTGTTACTGTCGAGTATCTTTAAGTATTTCTGATACTGTCCAAGTGTTATGTCAGAAAGTGCGTCTGGAACGGATAGTTCTACTTGTACGTTATTCGCCATATTAAATTAACTTTTATGTTTGTTACTGTTTCTCCAACTGTCTGTATGGCACAATATATAATACATTAGTATAGTAGAGTACATTGTATTATATATAGTACATTGTATAGTAG